TAACATAAGTCTGTGAAAATACAACCGGAGTAATTTGATTATGCAGCTTCAAGCCCGTACCGTAGAAATCCTGAAGAACTTTGCCGCCGTCAATCAAGGACTGGTCTTCAAGCAGGGAAACAAACTTCGAACCATCTCGGTGATGAAGAATGTCTTTGCCGAGGCCAACATTCCCGATTCGTTCGAGCGAGAGTTCGCGATCTATGACCTGAACGAATTCCTGAGCACGATGAGCTTGCTGGAGAAGCCCGAGCTCGAGTTCAATCAAGACCACATCCTCATGGCTTCCGGCAAGACGAAGATCAAGTATTACTACAGTTCGCCGGCGGTCGTGGTCTCTCCACCCGACAAGACCCTGAACCTGGGTGAAGTCATCAGCTCACTCGAAATGTCCGAAGTGAATCTGAAGCAGATCCTCAAGGCAGGCGCGACCCTGAAGTTGAATCGTCTGCGCTTCGACAAGAACCAAGTGGTCGTGGTCGGTGATACCGGCGGCAACGAAGTGAGTATCGAAGTCGACGTCAACGTGAACGACGAAGGCGCACAGGCCAAGCTCATCAAGGTCGAGAACCTCAAGATGGTCGAAGGTGAGTACTCGGTCGAAGTCCACGAACGCGCCGTCAAGTTCACGAACAAGGCAGACACCTCTCTGGTCTATGCGATCACGGTTGAGGCGAACGACAAGTGACCGAGAAGAAATACCTTTGGTCCGAGGAATCTCGGCCGCATCGAGTACAGGATTGTATCTTGCCGGTGCGCTTGAAGGATTACTTCCAGGCGATGGTCGACAAGCGTCAGCTCGACAATATCACCTTGGTCGGTGGTCCCGGTATTGGTAAGACGACCGTCGCCCGAGCGATGTGCGAGGAACTCGGCATTGATCACATTGTCATCAATGCGTCAGAGAACGGCAATATCGAGACCATTCGAACCACGGTCAGACACTTTGCATCGACGGTGAGTTTCACCGAGGGCATCAAGTGCATCATCCTTGACGAGGCAGACTTCCTCACAGGCACGGCCCAGGCCGCGTTGCGTGGTGGCATCGAAGAGTTCAGTGGCAACTGCCGCTTCATCTTCACAGGCAACTACGGCAACCGATTCACTGATGCTATCCTGAGTCGAGCACCTATCGTTGACTGCAACATCACGAAGGACGAGCGCAAGGCTCTCTTGCTAGAGTTCCTCGGCAAGACAGAAGCGTTCTTGAAATCTCGTAGCGTCGAGTATACAATCGAAGAGCTCGCGGCAGTCGTCAAGAAGCATTTCCCAGACTTCCGCAAGACCTGGAACCTGTTGCAGCGTTTCTCGGCAACCGGAAAACTCAAGATCTCTAATCAGACAGGAATCGACGAAGCCACACTCAAAGAACTTCTGGCCCTTTTGAAGGAGAAAGAGTTCGGCAAGATGCGCAAATGGGTGGTCGACAATCTCGACAACGATGGTGCAGCACTTCGAAAGGCCATCTACGACAAGATCGCACCTGAGCTGACACCGAGCCTGATTCCGCAGCTGATTTTGCATTTGGCTGAGTACGACTATCGAGAGTCTTTCGTGGTCGATAAGGAGATCAATACAGTGGCCATGTTGACCTTAATCATGTCTGACTGTTTTTGAGCCGACGGAATAAACTCTTTATAAATCAATAGGTTACAACGGTTTGTAAATCTTGAGATTGACCGACTTTCCTGTTGGAAATCAATAGGTTAGTAACTCGTTTTCAATCTAAGGTTCTAATGACGTGCCTATTATGTCGAAACAAGAAATCTGAAGGAATTAGACGAAAATGACCAAGGCAGTGCGCATTGAAAATGCGGACAACGGACGCGAGCGCGTTCAGGTTGAGATCTTTGAAAAGGATGGTCGTGGCCCCGGTCAAGACGATCTGATTGACACCATCTTCCTCGACTTCCCGACGGCAATGACCGACTCAAGGGTGTATGTCACGAGCACCAGATACCTCGTCGTCAAAGAAATCCGTTGACGCCAATTTCGTGCAATCTTCTAAATATCTACGAGGTCGAGTGTGATGGCTAAACTCTCCCCATTCGACCTTGCAAATATCATCAACGAAAAGAAAGTCGTTGTTGACGTAGATGAAGTTGGCTACGAACCTTACATTATCAATCGAGTCTTCAGCAACACGAGAGACAGTGTTTTGTTCGCCAACGAGATGAACCGTTACTGGTCGTTGTCGAAACAGCAGCAATTCGATTTCTATTACCATGGTTTGTCTAAGAAGAAACGCTTTGGCAAGTGGCACAAGAATCAAGATGACGTTGAAGCTCTCGAGATCATCCAAGAGTACTTCGGATACAGCCGTCACAAAGCCAAAGAAGTTCTAGAAACTCTACGTCCTCACCTCGACGATATTTCCAAGGAAATGGATAAAGGTGGACGCAATGTCGCGAAAGGAAGAACTGCTTGAGACATTTCATGAGGTCGAAGAGCTAGACCGTGAACAATTCTTGCGAGTCAAGGAAACACTTACACGAATCGGAATTCCTAGTAAGAAACTTGTTGACGGGCGCCCAGTACTATGGCAGACTTGTCACGTGTTCCACAAGCGCGGCAGGTACTACATTTGCCATTTCAAGCAACTGTTCATACTTGACGGTCGAACCGCTAGAACCGACTTCACCGAAGAGGATCAAGATCGACTCGAATACATCGTTTCTTTGCTAGAGGACTGGAAGCTCATCAAGCCAGTGTTCGAAACATACAAACCAAAAGTACAGGTCGCGGTTATCCCGTTCAAGGACAAAGACAACTGGACGCTTTCTGCAAAATACACCCTTGGAGCTAAGAAGACATACAATGAAAGAGACACTTGTGACGCTAGACCAAGAGACGGGCAAGATGCATTCGAGGTCGTTCACTGATCTAGGATTGGTGAGCAACATAGTCCCGGAATCGCCCACCACTTCACTGAAGTTCTACCACGCACGGCCAGGAAACATTCCGAACCATAGTACCGAGCAATCGGCTGGCATGGATGTTCGGGCAGACTTCACTCATGTGGACGGCATCAAGCTATTCACATCGTCAAATGAACAGCGAACCCAACCCGGTCGTTGCGGCGGCGTCTGGTTAGAGCCGGGCGATCGTGCTTTGATTCCGACAGGCATTCACGCCGACATTCCAGATGACTTCGCACTTCTGATTTATCCGAGAAGTGGAACATCATGGAAGCAAGGACTGACGATCACGAACAGCGTGGGACTGGTCGACTCTGACTATGTCGAAGAGATCTTTGTCTCACTCATGAATTCATCGCGTGTTCGACAATGGATCAACCAGGATGATCGCATCGCCCAGTTGGTACTGATGCCGGTCGCCAAGATGCCAATCGAACGGATCACTTCGAAACCAGAACAAAAGACCGACCGCGCTGGCGGATTCGGCTCAACCGGTAACAAGTAATTTACATTTGGACCCGTGATACCTAGCAAAGTTACCAACATCCATCGTCTTGTTACAATGTGGACATATAGGTTTCGGTCGTTTTGAAACAAGCTCTCTGACTTTAGCTAGAATCAACTTAGATTGCTCTTTTCTTTCAGGAGACCTAGGTTTGCGATGTACTGTTTGGTATGCTTCAGAATTCCTAAAGGCCTCTTTCAATCGTTCAATAAATCTAGGATCATTAGCTTTACGTTGGTTGGCTTCGGCTATTCTCTGGCGCGCCCGCTCTGATTTGGGTTTCTTGTATGCAGAAAAGAAAACACCATTTCCGATGGTTTGATTGAGCCATTCAGGTTTCCCGACCACCTTCAAGCGTCTCAAGACTTTGTGTTCCCAATCGAAGGCCTGTTTCGAAGTTAAGAAGATTTTTCTGATCTCTATGATATCAGGCTCACCCAGTTCTTTTCTGAGATTTTCGACATAAATACTAGACGTGAAGTAAGATTTCCAGAGCATATCAGGATGACATCCGACGGCATACTTTGCACCGTAGTATTCCTTACCAGCAGATGTCCATTTCAAGTAATACGTGAACGGCGTGGTCATATCTGAATCCTTTTCAGATATTTATAATTCTTCGGTAGCACAGGGAGCAAATGATTATGAGTAACGTGAGAGTTCTATTCACCGCCAAGGGACCAATCTTGGCAGATGTCATCGCTGACGATGATCAGGCCTTCATCCTCGAAAACCCGGTCTATGTCGTGCCTGGTCAACAGGGTATCGTCTTGATGCCAATCTTGGCCATGACGCAACAGACGAAGCTTCGTCTTGCGAAGAAAGATGTTGAATTTTGTGAACAGCTTTTCGAACCACAACTCGAACTGCGCAATTACTACTCTGGCCAGTACGGCTCAGGCATCCAGCTTCTTACGGAGTCGAAGTCTCTGTCGTCACCACGGTAGGCGGGGTCGGCGGAATTGAAGTCACCTTCTGTTCCACGCTGGTGGTTGTCACCACGCCCGGAGTGACGTCCTTGTACTTCAAGGCCAAGAACTTGTTCATCGAGTGCGAACCAGCCACAGAACCGAGATAGATCAACCAGATCATTTCGAGACTCGAGCCGGTGACAGTCTGGGAGAAGTTGATGACCAGGAATGCAATGGTTGCGATGAAGAAGGCAATGTTGTTCCAGAACATGGTTGACGAAACTGTGTTCGTACCAGCGCTCAAGAACAGATATTTGAGATCCACTTTCCGTAATCCATTGAAAAAGAGTAGACTTACCAGTAACATAAAGACAGACGTGAAAATCCCGCCTGCGAATGTGCCGGGATTGCCCATGATGTCTTTGATAAAACCACCCATATTTCGGATAAAATCAAGCATATGACCTTCTACACCTTTTGTGATAGGATAGGGAACAAAATCTATCACCGTTTCATAGATGACGAAGGTAAGCGACGTCAAGAAATCATTACACAGTTCCCTATCCAGTTATTTATCAAAGGGCACGGTGAAGATGTTTCGTTGTATGGCGACCGCCTCAAGCGCTTTGATTTCAATGAGATATCCGAGGCCCAGGGCTTCATCAAGCGATATGCAGACATTTCACCTGTCTATGGCCAGACGTCACTTGCGCATCAGTTCATAGCGCACAAGTATCCTGGACAGATTCAGTTCGATATGTCCAAGATGCGTATCCTGAACTTCGACATCGAGACGCGCTTCGACGGCTACCTGCCAGAAGACCCGGTCAAGGTCCGTGCTCTGTTCAGCAATATCGAAGAGGATCGTACTGTCGGCGACCTGAAGTCGCTCATCGGCAAGTACGAGGGCTTCGACATCTACAATGACACCTGGCGTGAGATCAACGATGACTCACCGTGGTTCAAAGAGGGTGGCTTTCCGGAACCAGATAAGGCCGACTACGAGATCACCTCGATCAGCTGCAAGCTCTTCGGTAAGGACAAGCGAATCACCTTTGGCCTGAAAGACTACGAGGTCAAGAAGGCGAACCAACTCTATATCAAATGCGAGAATGAGTCCGACCTTCTGCTCAAGTTCGTGAACTTCGTCCGCGAGATCGATCCAGACATCATCACAGGTTGGTACATCGACGGGTTCGACATTCCGTATGTGGTCAACCGACTCAAGAAGGTTCACGGTGATCGAATCGCCGCCAAGCTCAGTCCGTTCCATGCGAGCATGGATGCAGACAAGATCCTGAAGGCCAAGTTCGACAAGATGACCGAGGAGTCGACCTATCAGATCTTTGGTCTGATGATCTTCGATCTCCAGAAGCTCTACAAGATGTTCAACCCGAAGAAGCAAGAAGCCTATTCGTTGGACTTCATTTCAGAGGCCGAGCTCGGCAAGAACAAGCACGATCACTCTGAGTTCGACGACCTCATGGACTTCTACTTGAGGGATTTTCAGTCATACATCGACTACAACGAAACAGACGTCGAGCTGGTCGAGTTGATCGACGACAAGAAGCAGCTCATTCGACTTGCAATCACAGTGGTCTTGATGACCAAGTCGCGTTGGAACGAGTATGCTGGCAAGGTAAAGCCATGGGACAACCTGATCTACAACATGCTTCTCGAGAAGGGCATTCAGATTCCTGCAGCACCGGATATCCACACGTCAGAAACGATTGCAGGCGCGTTCGTCAAGGACCCGATCCCAGGCAAGTATCGCTGGGTCAGTTCACTTGACTTGACGGCACTGTATCCAAGCATCTGTATGATGTTCAATATGTCACCTGAGACGCTGGAGAACGGCGCCGATCAAGATGGTCATGATACTGTAACTCGTTTGCTCAACGGCGAGGACCTAGCGGCCAAGTATCGCGACCTACGACAGTGCATGTCGGCCAACGGTGCGACATTCTCGATCGACAAAGAGGGCGTCCTACCAAGAGCCATGAGCTATGCCTTCGAGACTCGAAAGGTCTTCAAGAAGAAGATGCTCGCGTTCAAGAAGCAGAAAGAGAAGATGGTCGCCGCGGGCGAGTCGACAACCGAGATCGACAACCAGATCGCAGCGGCAGACGCTATTCAGAATGCGATGAAGGTCTTGGGCAACAGCCTGTATGGTGCAGCTGCCAACAACTCGTTCAGGTACTACAACCGGAACATTGCGGAAGGCATCACCCTCACGGGACAGTATGTCATTCAGTACATCTCCAAGATGATCAATCGTTTCCTGAACGACAGGTTCAAGACGGATCGCGAGTATGTGATTGCAAACGATACCGACTCGGCCTATATCGTCCTTGATCGAGTGCCGAAGGATCCGACGAACATCGAAGACTCGGTTGAAGAGATCGACCAGTTCATCCAGAACGATCTGCAACCGTTCATCAACCTGGCCTTCGAGAAGCTCTCGAAGAAGCTGGGCTGCAAGACCAACCTGCTCGAGATGAAGCGCGAAGCAATCTGCTCGGGCGCAATGTGGAGGGCCAAGAAGAACTATGTCCTACTCGTCCACGATATGGAAGGCGTTCGTCTCGCGGTACCTGAACTCAAGACAGTGGGTATCGAGTCTGTTCGTACTTCAACCCCGACCATGGTGCGCAAGGAACTGATCGAGTGTTACAGGATCATGTTGCAAGGCACCAATGATGACCTACTCGCCCGCTTGAAGGAGTTCAAGAAGAAGTTCGTCGAATCAGATATCCGCCTCACGGCCCGACCGATGGGTGTCTCCGATGTACCAGGCCCTGACGAAACTCGGAGCATGGCCTACCATCAGAAGGCCGCACAGTTTTACAACAATTCCTTGGTGAACTATGGAGTCAAGAAGAAGTATCGTAGAATAAAGAACGGTGACAAGATCAAGCTCTATAACTTGAAGACACCGAACCCACTACGAGCTACCACCATCGCATTCCTTGACGAGCTTCCGGTGGAATTTGGACTCGATAAGTATCTCGACAAGGAACAACAATACAAGAATCTGTTCCTCGGCCCGGTCGATTCGTTTGCAAGCAAGATTGGCTGGGTTGTAGAGAAGCGGAACGACCTAGAGGAACTGTTTGGATGATGGAACTTCCACTCGCACATCAAATGATTTCACTGGTTCACGACATCGAGAACTTCCTCGAGGAGGCACAGAATGCCTATGAGGAAAGGCGCGAAGAGGTCGACCAGCTAGAAGATGATGAGGTGATGATCATCGGTGATGATCTGCCCGACAAGATGTGTGTCGACGCCTTGGTCACTACCATGGCACTCTTGAAGTCGGTGATCCCGATCGTCAAGAACGTCGAGGAGTTCCTCGATCAGTGCATCTCACCCAAGACATTCAAACGTCGCTGGCTCGAGCTCGAGAACCAAGCTCAAGAGGACGAAGAGGAAAGACATGTTGCCGATCACGAGCAAGATGTCAAGAACATACTAGACAAATTCAAAAGGGAAGACAAAACTTGAGCACACTCACAGATTTTCTGAAAGCCACAGGTAACGAATTCGCAGCGGTTGCTGATGATGGTATCGC